CAGCGGACCGACCGGCTTCACGAGCGCCCCCATGGGCAGCCCCTTCGTCCGCACGCCGATCACACCGCGCTTCATCCCGGACAGGCGCATGTCGCCGCCCGTGTCCTTGGCGATCGCGGCAACCGCCTCCGCCTGGATCTGCTTCGCCGCGGCGGCCTCACCAGCTTTCTGCGCCGCCCCGATCTCGGCGCCGAGTCGCTGAAACTTCGCGGCCAGCTCGACGGGTGTCGTCACAGCTCGAGCCGGACCCACACGCGAGCCCCAATCAGGGTCTGCCCGCCGAGTTCAACCGTCCCGTACTCGTCGACCCGCTCCCACACCACGCCCACATCGCCGTCGAGTGCCCCTGCGTCGTCCAGTACCTGGCACACCCCGGACGGACCGTGCACCAGGTCGTCGAGCAGATCGAGGCCGTCCTCCGTCCGCTCCGTGACCACGCGCACCTCGACGCGCACCGTCGCCCCGTAGCCCTGCACCACCGGCTCCAGCGTCCGCTCACCGAAGAACACCGCAGGCGGCTCAGGGGCCGCCAACGCACCCGCCCGAGCAACCGTCACCGTTGACGGCATACCCCGGCGCAACGTGGCCGCGAGACCCTCAAGGGCATCACGCATGCGGCTCATGCGACGCCCAACACTCGGTCGGCGCGCCGCAAGGGCTCCAGCATCCGAGCCACGTCACCATCGAGACGACCAGACACGCGCACCGCCCCGAAATCGTCGATACCCTCGACGCCGCTCGGCGAGTTGCGACGAGCGTGCAGACGCGCCGTGTGCATGAGCGTCGCCATGTGCACGCGAGCCGGCACGGACGGCCACCCCCACGCGCTCGACGTGACCCGCACGTGCGCACCGAACTCGCCGTCACCGACGATCGTCGTCACCGGAGTCGCGTTCCACGGCTCGGCATGCCAGGTGACGTCGACAGGCGTCCACACCACACCGTCCTCGGACTCCTCCACGTCATCGATCACGCACACGTCATCGATCAGGACACGCTGCGAGTCGGCGACATACACGCGACTCGTCACCTCAGCGTCGACCGCCGCCACAGCGAAGGACCGGCCGCAGTGTGCGTCGATGTCCTCGCACGCCGAGGCCAGCACGGCCGCCAGCACATCGTCTGGAGTCGGCGTCGTACCAGGCCGACCGATCCACGCCCTGCACTCAGCGACTGTCGCATACGACATCAGTCGTCGCCCTCAACCGCAACCTCGGCGCGCTTCGCCGCACGCTTACGCGCCGGGGGCGCCGCCGCCGTCTCGCTCGGCTGCGCCGTAGCGGACTCCCGCCAACCATCGACCACCACCGCAAGGCCGGACGCAACCATGTCGCGCGCCTCGGGGCCGGGGATGACCACGACCGAACCCGCCGACGGCCACTCGGCCCCGTCGCGCGTACCGCTGAGCGTCACGAGCAGGCGAACGCCTACCGGACCGTCGCCCGCGGGGAGGGTGGGGGCGACACCAGCGCCACCCCCACCACTCACCACGGCCATCAGGCCGACACCCCGACGAACGCCTTGATCGCGCCGGTCTGATCGACCGTCATGCCGTCAGCACGGGCCACGACCTTGAACGTCACGAGATCAGACGAGAAGGCGAAGTCGTCGCTGCGCTCGAACCGGATGCCACCGGCGAGGCGCACCCAGTAGGCCGAGAAGTCGCCGAACAGCACGGACTTCGCCGAGTTATCGGCCGCCGCGACGTTCGGGTCGGTCGCTACCGGCTTGCCGAGCAGCATGTCCGGCTGACCGAGGACGAGCGACGGCTGCCACAGGTACTGACCGTTGGAGTCCTTCAGCTTGCGCAGATGGGCGGCCGTCGCGTCGCGGAACATCCAGTGACACGACGAGCTGGCGCGGTAGGGCGAGATCACCGAATACATCAGGTCGATCAGGTCGTCGGTGGTCGGCGTGGTGGCCGCACCCGTCTTCCCCGCGGTGGCCTGCGTCGCCACGCCAGCCGGCTGCGAGGCCCCCGAGCCGGTCACAAGGGCCGCGCCCAGAGCGTTGCCGACAGCGCGGCCAGCCTGCGCGGCGATGAAGCCGAGCAGATCAACGGCCGTGTCATCGATCAGCTCACGCGACACCTGGATCGTGGCGCCGTACTTGTATGCGCCCAGCGTCCGCTTCGCGAACGCCGGGTCACTCTCGGCGATCGCCGCCGCTTCAGCGGTCAGCGCCGCCGTCGAGAAGGCCGTCGTGGTCGGCACCTCGATCGATTCACCGCTCGCCGTCTCCAGAAGCGTCGGCCCTGCAGCGAGCACGCCGGACACCTCCACCATGTGCTCGACCAGGCGGCCGTAGAACGTGGTCGGGACCGTGTTGCCGCCCGCCGTCGCAGTGCCCTTCACGAGGTCGCGCCGCTCGGGGGCGACCACCACAGAACGCTGCTCGCCACGCAAGAAGTTGCGCAACTGCGCGCCGACATCGTCCACGTCGGCACCGCCGCCGGGCTCATCGAGGGGGGCCAGCCGAGCCAGAGCATCCGCCGCGTCGCGGCTGCGCTGCTCCTGCTCCATCAGCTCGCTGACGCGGTCACCGAGCGACCGCACCTCGCCGTCGAGACGGTCGACGCTGGCCAGCTCTTCGCCGGTCAGATCGCGACCATCGGCAGCGTCGAAGATGGACCGGATTTCCGTTTCGGCGCGCAGCTTCTCGTCGAAGGCACGCCGCGCAAGAAGGAGGCTCATGGCCTCTCCTTTCTCTGGGTTGTATGTGCCCGGCGCCCGACTTGGGCGCCGAGTGATTGTCGCCCGGCCTGTGGCTCAGTGATTCCGGGCTCGTGCCGCCCAGCGGCGCGCCGACGTCGGTCGCGCGTGCTGCGCGTCGACCTTCGCGGCGGGGACACCCGCGGCCTGCGCCGGGGTGAGCATGTCGGCCAGCGCGTTACGCCGCGCGGCCGCGATCAGGTCGGCCACATCGTGGCCGGTGGACACCGAAAGGCTGCGCAGCGACACCGCCAACTCGTCATCCTCGGTCGCCAAATAGGCGGGGAACGTCACCGGGCCAACGTCGTACAGCGCCGCAATCGACCGCAGCCGCCGCAGGGGGAACCCCTGCTCGGTCTGCGCCCACTCCACGCCATCCGGCGCCACGTCGAACGAGAACGACGACCCGCGCAGCGTCCCGCGACGCGCCTTGGCGGCGGCACTCTGACCGTCCGGGTCCGTCTCGTCGAGGTCGATCGCATACCGCAGCCCGACCGCGTCAGACGTGAGCCGAAGCGTGCCGGACCGCGTCGTCGCCAGAAGCCGTGATGGCTCGTGGTTCAGCAACCCGGCAATGTTGGAGCCACGCCCCAACACATCATCGAACGCCCCCGGCTCGAGAACCTCGACGAACCCGCCGAGATTCTGGGAATACCGGCCGTAAACGGCCGCGTAACCCTCCAGCGTCACTCCACCGGCGGAATCCCTGCACTCAGGCGCGTCCAGCCGGTACGAACGGAACTCACTCACGATGCCTCCCTTGGGGGCAGGTTTTCCCACGCCCGAACCTCGTCCACCCCGATAAACCCGGCGCCGAGCCCCGCCGAATACGCCTCATAGCGAGCACCGAGATCGCCACGCAGATACGCGCCCGTGTTGAACCGCACGACCTGCCCCGGCGGAACAAGGAGGGAGAGCGCCTCCTGGATCACCACCAGGTCCGCGTTCACACGGTCAATATCGGCCTGCTTCGCGTCCGACCGATTCGCGTACGTGACCGACGACCCGCCGGCCGACAACCCGACCGTTGCCGGGTCGACGCCGAACGCCTGGGCGACCTGCACCCCGACCACGGTCGACACATCCGACCACTTCGTCACCGACGAGCTCGACGAGCTCGACGAATCAACGGTGCTCACCCGCAGCCCCGACCCCAGCACGGCCGGACGACGCTGCCGCCAGGCACTCACCACGCGATCCCGGATCTGCTCGGCCTGCTCGGCCGTGAGCGGGGTATCAGACTCCACCGTCACCGACGGAACGGCACCATTTTTGAACCAGTCGCGGCCGTACTCCTGGGCCAGTCGCGACAGCTCGGTTAGGCCGAGCCGATGCAACGGAGGTGAACCGGCGGCATGCCCCGGAAGGCAGAACGTCGACGGAACAACAACCACATCGTCGAACGGACGCTCCTGCCCATCGATCGACACCACCGGAGGCGCCCCGGGGCTGATCTGCACCCGCGACGGGTCGACCCAAGCAACGCCAGTAGGCCGCTGATCCGCCCCCCGACCAAGCACCACCCCAACGGCGTTGCCATACAGGTCGCGGCTGATCATCATCTGGGCCAGCCAGATCGACCGAAGCTGATGCGGGTCAGGCCGAGTGATCTGCGTCGGCTGCGGCGACACGGCAATGGCAGCTGCGCCCACATCGCGCAGCGCCTCGAACGGCAACTGCGCCACAAGGTCGGCGCGGTGGCGCACACACGCCACCACCGCGGAAATCCCGACCGCCTCATGCGGCGTGTATGCGCCAGACCTGGCCAGCTCGCCAGCGTCCGAACCCCACACGTCCTGGAAGCTCACGGCTCGCCGCTCCGAAGCGACCAGCCCGCGCAGCCCCCTCATCGATCCACCGCCCAACCGACAGCACCGCACGCAACGCCTGCCACCACGAGTGCCGCAGGCACGCACACGAGCGCCACCCCAACAACCACAAGCACGGCCCCGAGGGCCTGGAGGGTCACAGCGAGCACAGCACCTCCATCACCACGCGAACACCGGCTTCGGTGCCGCTTCCTCGACGGCCGGCTTCGGGAGCACCGCCACCGCCGCCGTGATCGCCTCCAACGGCGACACAGGCACCGACGCCGACCTGGCATCCCAAGCGAACCCGTCGCCAATCAGCCGGACGCCAGCACGGTCGCCAGCGAGATCGAGCGGAGGCTGCTCCGCGTGGCGGCTCAGCCGCCCCTCACGCGCCGCCACATCGACAGCACCACACGCCGCGGCCCAACGGGCGCCCGGCAGAGGCTCCATGATCGACGCATCAACACCCGCCGACACCAACGCCTCAAGCACCGCGCCAACCTGCGCAGCAGTCGCCCCAGCGTTGTTGTGCGCCACCGCCGGCGGCGACCATCGCTGAACCAACTCGGCCAGCCTCTCCGGAAGCCACCCCACACCCTTGCGGTGATCGACCAGCTCGACGTACGGCGCGTGCGCCGACCCGACCGCCACAGCGATCGACGCCGA